CAAGTAGAGAGAACAACTATTCAAGATTGCGCCAAAATTATTCGACAAAGGGCTGTTACCTATGATTGAACAAAAGAAAGACGCACCAGGCAACCCACCTTATTACGTATGCACCAACTGCAAATGGGCTTTTCAGGCTTTGCAAGAGGCTAACGAGCATGGTAGGCGATGCGGTAGAAAAGAACCAGCCCCAGCCTACCGACACTATGAAGGGTTTATCAAATGAATGAACCTACTAAAGCTATCCAATATATTATTGATACAGCGCCACTCTATGCCAAGGCCAAGGCAGATCGTATGTACTTGGACGAATATCGTCGCAGTAAACACGCACAATTAAAAAGCCTTGCGGGTACTGAAGTACTGGGAAAACAAGACACGTTTGCTTATGCCCACCCAGAATATATCGAGATATTGGAAGGCATTAGACAAGCCGTAGAGCTTGAGGAGCGTTACCGCTGGCTAATGACGGCTGCTCAGGCACGGGTGGAGTGTTGGAGAACCGCCCAGTACAGCGCACGTATCGAGCAAAAAGCTACACAATGAATAACAAGCTAAGCGCAAAGGAGAGGCTACACCTTGCAAGGGTGAAAAACCTCCCGTGTTCAGTTTGCCAGGCATCAGCCCCAAGTGAGGCACATCACTATAAACAAGGTTTACAGTACACTTGCATTGCTCTTTGTGTAGATTGCCACAGAAATCCAGTTTTAGGATGGCATGGACAAAAACGGGCTTGGGCTATAAACAAGATGGATGAAATAGACGCATTGAATGAAACCATCCGCAGATTGTGCGAGGAAATGCCCACCAAAGGCACTAAAAGCCCCTTCTAGGCGTTTTTAAGGGCTTGTCCATACCAACTATGCCAGACGTAAAAAAACCCTCCTGAGAGGGCTTTGGTGTTTAGCGTTTCCCGCTAAGTATTCGGAAGATTAGGGCTATACAAGCATAAATCATGGTTTCTCCAATATTGGTTCATTTTTCCAATTTTTACCATCGTGTTCATCAACAAAAATCCATTCAATCAATTCTTCACTTTCATAATCAGGGTTTTCGTCAATAATCTTATCTACTGCTTCCTCTAGTGTTTTGGCTTCAATAAAATACTCATAAGAAACATTTTTAAATATTTGAAATGTTTTCATTTTGTCTCCGATATTAAATGATTGTCCCGATAACATGAATTAAACGATGGTGATCCAATTTTAATTTCAACAACATAAATATCATTTCCATATTCGTGCCACCAATCATTCTCCATCTGATAATCTTTTGCATGATTGTTTAATCCCATTTTTAAATGTTCTCTAGCTAGTGTTTCATTTTCGGCATAAGCTTCAAAATGAAAATTCCAACTATCCAAAATGGCTTTGTAAAATGTAGGGCAGCTAGCTTCTTTTTTCATATTCACTCCTGTTAAAACTGTTGAAACACAAAAGACCCACTGTCGGTTCTGCCAATGAAGATGGCGCTTTCCTCAATGTATTCCAAAATAAACTTTTCAAGTTGGTCATCTGTCATGCCATCAATCTCCTTTTCTAGGCGATATTGATGCACAAACTCATGGGTAGATAATTCCAGGTATTCGCAACAAATACCAATTGGATCAAACTCGATTTCAACTCCAATATCACGTTCATATTCCTCAAAATACTCGAACATCATAATCAAAGCGTCACGAGAGAAATTATTGGGGCGAAGTGCATCAAATTGATTAATGAATTGATGGCAGTTAATTGTCTGTTTCATATTTACACCTATTAAAAAAAGATTAAACAAAAATTTCCGTTGGGGCAGCTTTCAGCATACTTGATAATTTTGTACTGAAATGCTTATTGCTTTTATATAAAATATTTATTTCGTTTTTTTCTTTATTCTCTTGATATATACGTTCAATAATTGCATTTTTATCATGGATACAATTTAATTGTTTAGCATGATTTGTAAAAGATAAAATATTATGTCCATTTACATGAACAAATAACTCAATGGTATCTGTCTCAATTGTAAAAGTTGGATTTCTAAGAGTTGGGACATGGCTATATTCAATTATGTATTTCATTTTGACACCTTAACTATTTTGTAAACCATTGACGACATAGAATTCAACTTCATAAGCAGACTTGAGATTGCCTGATCTTGGCAAATTGTCAGGCCCATAAATCATCCATCCACTTATGGTGTTTTTGAGGGTGAACTTTTTGCCACTTGGAGAGACAATGATGCATCCATCTGCAACATGACCCCGCATTGAATGAAAATTTTGTGATGTAGTTTGCATGATTAGACCTTCCAAAAAATAGCAGTGACTTCCACACAATCTGCAAGCTTGTCTGAAGCTTCGCACTCCCTTAAATCTGTTTCATCATTGGTGACAGAGAAGTGACCCCATTCAAAGCCATCTGGACACTGTGAGTGAGCGTGATTGTGGAAGTCTTCAACTGTCTGCATCTCTTGGGTCTCAAGACCTGAGTAATCCCCATTGATGAGTGCAGATAGATAGTGAGAGGAAATGTAGAAGCTTAGTTCTGTTGATCTTTTCATGTTGACACCTATTAAAAAGTTGATTGAGAGAGAATTTTAAAATTTATGATTTCGCTGGTAAATAAGGGTAAACCCTATGATTTAGCTGCAAGCTTCTATTTGACCAAAATGTCGAAGTAAGCAAGCAAGCCCACACAGAGGGTAAGACCCACCAAGATGGCGGTGAGGATGTCTTTGTGGTTGTCGTTCATGCCCATACTCCCCAAGTCTGATTGATTTTGTTTACTAGCTCTTCCCATGAGTCTGTGGTGAAAAGAACGTTGTCGTCTGATTCAATGTCCAACTCTTCGTCATTAATGGGGTTTAGGCAGAGGGTAAATTGTTTATAGCCTCCCTCTCTACGATTTTGGTCTTTGTAGTCAACCCATAAGACTAAATCTTGAGTAGCATTGAATTGGCTATAGAAGCTTGGGCAAACATCATTCTTCCAAGACTTGTCGGTGAATCCCTCAATGAATGGAATTTCAAAGTCAAAGTTTGGAAATTCTGATCTGTAATTGTTTCTCATGTTGACACCTATTAAGAGTTGATAAAAGAGAGGAAAATCTTACCCTCTCATATATATAGCAGGGAAGAATCGTGCCAACTCTCGTAAGTTGTTGATTCTATTAACCCCTCCAAAACCCTGGTAGGGATTACCCTTAGAATTAAAGTATGCAATAATTAAATTAATTCAATTTATTAGGATATTTTGACAATGGCGAGACCCTCAAGCCCGAACACTAGAAATTTCTTGAGAATCCTCACAGACCCTCAAAGAATCATTTTGTTGTCTGCGGGTCAAGGGGATTTAACAAAGGGCTTTGAGAACGTTCTAGACCTGTACCAATGGGCATATAACAAAGGGTTTAGACCCAACATGAATTTGGATTCATTAGGAATCTCGGTAAACAACCAACAACCCCAATGAAGAGGAATCACTAAGGGATAAGGTAAGGTAAACAGTAAGGGAAGAGTAAACAAGAATAGTTCTCGTTTAGATTCAAGTAACCCTGAAAAGGTGCATCACTCTTTCACACCTGCATGAAACCTAAATGAGAATCATTCGCATCTAGGATCACTAAGGGTAAACCCTGATCTGTATGCCTGGACAGTACTGTATAAAAAGACATGAGGGTAAACCCTAGATGTATGGGGGGGAGGGGGTAGCGTCTGTGTGTAGATATTTGTGGTACATCCCCCATTCTGAAAAGGTAAAAATGAATCCATCCAAGGAGGACAAATGGAACAATTGAAAAGAGGAAGAGGAAGACCAAAGGGAAGCGTCAAGATGACCATACAGAGGTTTGCTGACAATCCACCCCTTGTACTACCTAAGACAGACCATCAACGGCTGAAGGAGCTTAAAGAGCTGATGATTAGGTCTGGAGGTAAGGATGTGGCTCAAAAGGTTATTGAGATAGCCCTTAATGATGAGCATCCTCACCAGTTGGTAGCACTTAAGATGTGTCTTGATAGGACTCTTCCTGTTTCTTTGTTTGAAAAGGATAAGAGTCAGAGATCAGCAGTGACAATCAATATAACGGGGATTGGTGCTGAACCAGTTATTGTTGAGAATACTGAACAACCCCAAGACGTAGAGGCAAAGTATGGCTGATCTCAATTTCTCCTTACTGCCGTGGCAACAAGAAGTTTTTGCCGACAAAACGAGGTTCAAGGTTGTTGCGGCTGGTAGGCGGTGCGGTAAGTCTAGGATGGCTGCCGTTACCTTGCTAATAGAGGGATTGAAATGCCCACCTGGTTCTGCTGTACTCTATGTAAGCCCAACAATGGGACAGTCGAGGCAAATCGTCTGGGACTTACTGCTAGACCTTGGCAGAGAGGTTATACAGTCCTCCCATGTGAACAATCTAGACATTACCCTGATAAACGGGGCTAGGATATACGTTCGTGGTGCGGATAGACCTGATACCCTTCGTGGTGTCAGTCTGACCTATGCCGTACTAGACGAGGTTGCCGACATTAAACCAGAAGCATGGGAACAGGTCATTCGAGCAAGTTTGTCTGATAAACGGGGAAGAGCACTCTTTATCGGCACTCCAAAGGGACGCAACTGGTTCTACGATAC